TATTATGCCGGCAAGATCCTGCCGGGTGTAATTGGGTTCGACCGGTCAAGCAGCTATCCGGATATCATGGTCAATGATCCGTTCCCGATGACGGCGTTTGTCAAAGGAGAAGCAACCGTTGAGAACCTTAGAAATCTTATCAAAAACGGCTATGCTGTACTGTTCAGCTGTGACCTGTACGGGGTCCGTCTGGCTGATCGGTACAATGGAGATCCTTACATTCCTCTTGATAAATGCCCATACAGCGCAAGAATAACAACAGACAACGGCCGTATATTGTCAGCTGACTTCATCCAGATAGTTGGTCTGACTGATGTAGATTTCAGAATTATTCTTGAGACTTACAGATTTGAGGATATCAATATCAATCAGCTGTACTTTGCCGAATACGGACCGCTGCCGGCACCAATGCGCTACGTAGTAAACAACTATTACAAACAAAAGACAGAACTAAAAGGAAAGGATGATCCGGATAGCAAGCTGTATTACGGGCTGGCTAAAGCGCGTCTGAATAGTCTGTATGGCATGCTGGCGCAGGATCCAGTCAAACAAAGTCAGATATGGACCGGTCAGGAATTTATCTTGGACGAAACGGATCCGGAACAGCTGCTGAAGGACTACAACCGAAAAGCATTCGGGAGCTATGCTTGGGGTGTATGGGTCACTGCCTGGGCCAGATACCGGCTGTATCAGGGTATCAAGATAGCCGGTAACAACGACTTTGTATACTGCGATACGGACAGTGTAAAATACATTGATCACGGCCAGGACTGGAGAGCATACAATGAGATCCGGAAGAAACACAGCGCTGCCAATGGCGGTTCCGCAGTCGATGCCCAGGGAATAACGCACTACATGGGGGTGTATGAACCTGAGGTTACATGTAAGGAATTTATTACCCTTGGTGCTAAAAGATATGCATATACCGATGACACCGGCAAGATCCATCTGACATGTTCCGGAGTCGATAAGAAAAAAGGCGCTGCCGAATTGGGAGCGCTGGAGAACTTCAAGGACGGTTTCATCTTCTGGGATTCCGGTAAAACGGAGGTTGATTATGTAGACAATCCGGTATCTGACCGGATCATAATTGACGACACCCCAATAGAATTGACCAGCTATGCGGTTATTCATGATTCGGTTTATACACTCGGTTTATCCTACGAGTATAGAAACCTATTGACATTAATAAATAGTGCTAAGTAAAATAATAGTGACATATATGTATATTGAAAAAACATATATTAAGAAAAGGAGGTACATAATATGTCATTCGGTTCCAAATATGGAAAGAGAACAGCTTCATTCGCAATCACTATTGATTCTAACCCTACTTACAGGAAACTTGCCGACCTGCTGCAGGAAAACGGACCGGACACGGTCTATCCAGTCTATGCATTGTTTATCACTGAAGGCCGTTACGGTGAACAGGCACTGGCTGTGATTGATTCACACACAATGGTAAACCTGCCGGCACACACAGTCAGCACTGTAAAAGATATGCTGGATGATCCGGAGGCTATCGGATCAATGAACACCGGCACAGCAGGTTTCAAAATTTACGAATATACAAGTAAGAATGGCCGCACCGGCCAGAGTGTCACCTGGGTGGACCGCACACCCGGAAAAGATGATCCGCTGCCGTTCTAAGAGAGCCCGGAACGACGGCTGAAGCCTGCAGCATACCTGCAGGCTTTATTTATATGAAATGGTGGGTATTACCCTTAGCGCTGGCGGTGGCTGCGGTGGAAGCGCCAGTGGCAATGATATGGAGGCTGAAAGATGAACTTGTACACAGAGTCCGGATATATAGATCAAAACAGGATCCTGAATAGGTTTGAAGATTTCATATTTGAGATCGGTCCTCGAGGGACCGGTAAATCTTATGGGATCCTGAAATATATCCTTGATAACAAGTTGAAATTTATCCTGCTGAGGCGAACACAGACAGAGGCAGATCTTATTTCTTCCGAAGTCACCAATCCATTTAAGGCACTCATGCGTGATGATGACCAGCTGCAGATATCAGCCGGATCCGTGAATAAAAACATGGGCGCGTTCTATGACTTATCCGGAGAAGAAAAAGGGCCGCCGATAGGTTATATCTGCGGTCTTTCCACGTTCGCAAATATTCGCGGTATGGACTTTTCAGACGTTGAACTGATATTCTATGACGAATTTATACCGGAGAAACGAAGCCGGCCTATCAAGGATGAATTTAATGCGCTGCTCAATATGTATGAGACCGTGAACAGAAACCGTGAACTGCAGGGAAGAATGCCGGCTAAACTTGTATGTGCTGCAAACAGCAATGATATTGCGAATCCTATATTCCTTGGCCTGGGCATTGTAAACAGAATAGCCAAGATGATGAACAAAGGCATTCAGGAATACCGCGACCCTGACCGGTCGCTGGCGGTGTATATGTTTATGTCTTCGCCGATCAGCGTGCAGAAAGAAGACACGGCACTGTATAAACTGGCGAAAGGTACGGAATATGTAAACATGGCATTGCGCAATATCTTCGACATTGACAGCAACTCTGTATCAAGCCGCAACCTGAAAGAATTTAAACCGGTATGCTCAGTCGGTGAACTGGTCATTTATAAGCACAAGAGCAGGACGGAATATTATGCAGCTTGTAAGGAGTTCGGAACCGTGCCGGAAGTGTTCAGCACCAGCGACAAGGACCGCAAACGATTCACACAGAAATACCACAATTTATACATGCGGTACCTGGCTGGATCAATGCTGTTTGAAGACGAAACAGCCATGATAATATTTGAGAAGATATTTGCCTAAACTTCGCATAATGTTTATAATTTAATCGGCAAGACAGTGTGCAGTATCACAGCCCGGAAGGCTGGCACGCGGAATGATACACCGTGACCTGTTTTGCCGGTTTTATTATAAATAAAGGAGGTGGACAGCATGGATATTACTGACATTACATCTCTTATTTCTTCCGTAGGCTTTCCGATCGTTGCATGCGTGATAATGTGGAAAACCATGCAGGAGACAACGGCAGCGCATAAAGCGGAGGTTGACGGCCTTCGTGACGCGCTGGAGCGCAACACTACTATTCTTACTGAATTGAAAACTATGCTGCAGATGATCGTTAAAACTGGAGGTGGTTCCGGATATGGCAGTATTTATTCCGAGGACGACAGCCCCGACGATTGAGGACAAGTTTTACATTCACAATACCTATGGTGGACTGAATGAGTGCTTACTGATCAACTATGAGACCGGCAGCGTGATGCCAAACTGCGTAGGTTACGCATGGGGAAGAGCATATGAACTATTGGGATATCGTCCAAAACTTGTCAGAACAGACGCCAGAACATGGTATCCATCGTACGAGGGATATGCTAGGGGCCGTGTTCCGATGCTTGGCGCAGTAGCGTGCTGGGCTGGGTCCTATTATGGACATGTGGCCGTAGTTGAAGGATACGGAAGTGACTATATTGTTGTGTCCGAGTCCGGATGGAATGAATTTTACTGGAAACTGTCAAAACTTCCGCTAAGACCAGACGGCACCTACTGGACCAGTGCCGGCCAGCGCGGTTTTCAAGGATTTATTTATCTGCCGGCAACATGGGAAGGTGTCGCGGTGGATGATGCAGAACACATTCTGAAAAGCCCATATGAAACGGTCGATGATATCGCGCGCGCGATCATTCGCGGTACCGGAGAATGGTATCACTGTTACGGAAGAGCGCGTGAAATCAAAGTGAAATCGTATGGCTTTGACTACGATACGGTACAGAAACGTGTAAATGAGATATTGAGAGGATATTAAAATGAACGTATCAGAAATTATTAAATTGATCGATGCCGGCTATACAAAAGCAGATATTGAAAAGATGAACCAGCCGGAGACACCGGCAGAACCACAGGCAGACACTGCAGCAGATCCGGCACCGGCGACCACATCCCCCAATGCCGGCACGGAACAGCCGGACGCTGCTGCGGTCAACGCGGCTATGCTGCAGGAGCTGAAGGACCTGAAAAAAGCCGTTTATGCAATGAATATTATGCAGAGTGAGCAGCCGGCTGAAAAATCGGTTGATGATATTCTGGCGAAGTCACTTAAATAAGGAGGACACGAAATTATGGCAAACAATCTGTCTATTGATGACATTCATGTCATCGCAAATGCCATTCTGAACAATGCTCAGGGTGGAACCAATCAGCCGGTGAACACTGGCGATATCACTACACTTGCACAGCTGGCACTCAAACAGGGTTATGATCCCCTGGCAACATCCATCAGCCAGGTGCTGAGCAAAACTATCTTCTCTTACCGGCCGTATAACGCTAAGTTCCGGAAGCTGGAGAAGGACGCTATTAAATGGGGCAACCATGTGCGTAAGCTGAATCCGATCGACAAGCCGCTTGAGATGGACAACCGGCTGCGTAAAGATGATGGTACTGTTTATGAAGATGGCGACAGTGTCGACCAGTACCGTATCAATAAACCTGAAGTGCTTCAGACGAACTTCTACGGCGCACAGGAGTATGCAAAGTCTATGACGGTTTGGCGCGATCAGCTGGACACAGCGTTTACAGGTCCGGAGCAGTTCGGATCCTTCCTGACCATGGTCATGGGAAACGCAACCGACCAGCTGACCCAGGCGCGTGAAGATCTTGCACGCGCGGCAGTCGTTAACCTGATCGGTGGCACATACACCCTGGGTAATGTATGGCACGCGCTTACCGACTATAACAGGGATACAGGAAGCACATTCACTGCAACCACAGTGATGCAGCCGGGTAACTTCGCTGATTTCTATCGTTGGTTTGTCGGTGTGCTGGCTTCCAAGATGGACCGTCTGGAAGAAAGAACGATCCTTAACCATGTTAACCCGTTCTTTAACGGTGAACAGAAACTGATCCGAAGACACACACCGAAAGAGATGCAGCATCTCTACATGTTCGCAGATTTTGCGAATAAAGCTGAAACAGTGGCAATCAGCACGACATACCATGAAGATTACCTTAAGAAGGCGGATTTTGAAAAAGTCACCTTCTGGCAGAATCCGAGTTCACCGCTGGCGATCAATACAACAGTGAATTACCTGGCTGCCGGCAGTGCTACAGCTGACGGCGCAATTACAACGGCTGCATTTGAAAACGAAACCGTAATCGGTATCCTGTTCGATGACGAAGCAGCCGGCATTAATCCGGTTAACCAGTGGTCTTCACCGACACCGTTCAATGCGCGTGGTGGATACTACAACCAGTATTGGCACGAAACCACAAGATGGTACAATGATAATACAGAGAACGCTCTTGTAATTTGCCTTGACTAAGATTGCCGGGACGCATTCTGTTATATATTCTCCTTTCTTAAGGGCCGCGGTTGTTATGGGCTTCCGCGGCCCGCAATTTAATGGAGGTACAAAATGTTTGATGTTACATTTTATAAATTCCACAAAAGGGAAAACAGCACTGCACGGCCTTCAGGCGGCGACACGTTCCAGTGCGTTTTGAAATCCGGATCTGCAGTCTTCAATCCGGTCATTACATTGGACTATGGACTGGCTGCAGCACCTGTTTACAACATGTGTTATATACCGGCATTCGAGCGCTATTACTGGGTCAGTGAATGGAGTTGGATAGAAAACCGGCTTTGGTCTGCACAGCTTGTGTGTGATGTGCTTGCGACTGCCAGAGACCGGATCGGAGCAAGCAGCCTGTATGTACTGCGCAGTGCTGCAGCTTATGACGGGGCTATTGTTGATACGCTTTACCCGGTGGCGGCTGGAATCACAGAAACTAATGTGCAACTTCTTCCAGATACGGCTGACTTTGCAAGCACGCTTGCTAATGGCTGCTATGTTCTCGGTGTACTTAATGGGCAGGCCAGTTCTGGAGGCGTGACATATTATGTAATGACTAACGCGCAGTTTAACGCGCTAAAAGATTACATGTACGCTGATGCGGCTACGGAATCAGGCGGCTGGCTTGAGGAACTGGCGAATGAGATCGGTACAGGACTGGCAAAAGAAATCTTTTCACCGCTTGATTACTTCGCAAGCTGTAAATGGTTCCCTGTGATGATGCCGCATACAAGTCCGGCAGTACCAATCAAGATCGGTTATCATACCTTAGGAAATGTCGAAGGATATCTTATGTCAAACGACTGTGTAAAGATAGATACAGCCTGGACATGTACCGTTCCTAAGCATCCGCTGGCGGCAACCCGCGGTAAGTATATGAACCTTGCGCCATACAGCAGATACAGACTGTTTTTTCAGCCGTTTGGGGTATTGGATCTTGATACAAGCATGTTGGTTGATGCTGATATGATTGTGTTAGTTGCAACCATTGATGGCATATCAGGCACAGCATTTTTGACAGCCGGATATACAGGCGCAACAGACATTATATGTGCCTCCGCAATGGTGGCTGTTGATATTCCGCTTTCACAGTCCGGTGTACAGCCTATATCAGCCCTTGCAGGTACTGTACAGGCAGGCGCTGCCATTGGTATGGCGATTGCCGCACCGGGTGCCGGAACCATTGCCGGTGCAATCGTAGGCGGTGTAAATGGTATAGGGTCCGCAGTGAATGCGGCAACCGGCAGTAATTCAACCATGGGTGGCGCATCCGGGGTGGGCTGCTATAAATTCAGCAGGCGCCTTGTGGCTGATTTCTACTATATGGCAGATGAAGACAACGAACACAACGGACGGCCGCTCATGCAGACAAGGCAGATCAGCACATTGCCAGGCTATAATGTTGTAAAAGACGGCGACGTGGCCACATCGCTTACTGCTACAGAAAACGCAACAATAAAATCATATCTTGAGGGTGGTTTCTTTTATGAGTAACTTTGTGCCTTGTACAGAAATACCATCTGACATGCATCCGTGGTGGATCCAGATCAGCGAAGGCGGCTTGAGTCCGTGCATACCCGGAAGCCCGCAATATGAGGCTGGCTGTACACTGGCAAACTGTGTCGGGTGGTCCTGGGGAAGGTATTGCCAGCTTGCCGGTGAATACATACCGGAGCTTCCGCATGCCGATGCCGGCTTGTGGTTCCAGCTGGCGGAAGCTGCCGGCCTGCCGACGTCGCAGGAACCGCAGCTGGGTGCGGTCGCGTGCTATGATGGACACGTATGCAATGTTGAAGAAATTGCACCGGACCGGTCCTGGATAAAATGTTCTGAATCCGATTATGGAGGCGCTGCATTCTCATACCGGACAAGATACCGCGCCAATAACTGGAATATTTCACCGATTGAGGGAAATTTCCATGGGTTCATTCTTAATCCCTATATAAACACTGTGGATGTTAAAATGATATTAATGATGAAGAAACGAAGGAAACGGAGGTTGAACGGCCGTGTACGATTATGATTTTCTAAATGTCTACAATGGAAGACGGACACCGTCAACCATACACGCAAATAGTACAGAAATGACAGCCTATTTCAGGAGATACCTGTTTCAGAAAGCTATAAGCGTGCTGAAATGGGAAAATGTGCCGGACACATGGTCACTGGATTACATGCTTTATGTGCTGTATGCCTGCGGCTATGTATGTGTTCTTAAAACGGACAAATACGGAGTGATACCACAGTATGGCCTGCGGTCCGGGTACAACATTTACTACCAGCCGAAGGGGTTTATTGTAAGCAGTCCTATTCTAGGCAGCCAGGAACGGACCATAGGAATTGACGGCGAACTTATCAAATTGACCCCTGATTATTACGGGATCCTTGACATGATCGACTACTATGCTGATCTGCTGGCAGTCGCTGCCGAAGACATGGGCATAAACATGGTGAACACAAAATTAGCTTACTTCTTCGCGGCCAAGAACAAAGCGTTTGCGGAAGCATTCAAAAAGGCATTTGACAAAATGCAGTCCGGAGATCCGGCTGTGGTAGTCGGTGACAAATTTTTCGATGACGAAGGGAACCCGCTGTGGGTTCCGTTCACGCAGGACCTTGGAAAGAATTTTATCTCTCCGGAACTGCTGCAGCTGATGTCATCATTGGAACAGAAATTTGAAAACGACATTGGCATTCCGAATCTGAACGGACTCGAAAAGAAAGAAAGACTCATCAGTGATGAAGTCAACATGAACAATGCCGCTACTTTCTCCAAAGGGGAACAATGGCTTGACAACATCCGGATAAGCCTTGAACGTGTTCATACTATGTTCCCTGAAATTGATATAAAAGTTGATTGGAGGTACAGCCAAAATGAAAGCGTGGATCTCAATTCGCGGCCTCTGGCTGATGGACCGGACAATATTTGATCAAATGCAGATACCGGAAGGCATGAGCATGCAGGCGCTGAGAAATAACATAGTTATTGAGTGCGCAGAACTGGAAGTGATGCTTCCGGATCCGGAGACAATGAAGCAGGCATTGCACGTCTGGTCCTTATCCAGGCTTAACGCGTGGACTAAGATGTATGATGCACTGCATGCCGATTACAACCCGCTGTATAACAAAGATGGATACGTTGATGAGACATACGACTATGGCCGGCAGCACATTAAAAATGACTTTGGCGGTCAGTCCGGCACGCACAACGTGGCAGGCTTCAACAGCAATACTCTGAATCCAGCGGACCAGACAGTATCAGACGCGCACAGTGACGAAGCTACTACGGACGCACATACAGACACGATAAAACGCAGGGAATACGGTAATATCGGTGTTACCACCTCCCAGGCGATGCTGGAAGCCGAACTTAAACTAAGAAGTGATTATGATATTTACCGGATCATAACCGAAGAATTTAAAGACAAATTTTGTCTGCAAGTATACTAAGGAGGTATAAATTATGGCCTACTTTGAGCATTTCCCCTACACAAATTTCCATGATATCAACCTGGACCGGATGATTGATCTGATGGAACAGTTCCGCGCCGAATTGAAAGATTTTGTGAATCTGAACACCGTAAAATATGCGGATCCATTCGACTGGGACATAACATCACAGTATCCGGCGAACACGATTGTTATGGATCCGTCAACCGGTGTAGCTTACATCTCAGTCCGTCCGGTTCCTGCCGGTGCGCCTATCACAGATACCAGCTATTGGACACCGGTGTTTGATCTGACAGCCCTGTTTGAGGGTATCAAAGACAGCATCGCAGCCGTGGTCGAGCAGTCCACCAGCGCCACCGTAAGCAGTCCGGCCGGCACTCTTATTTGGGTCGGTAACACGCTGTATGAAGCGCAGGTTGCAATCACAGCCGGCGACACGTACCGGCCAGGCGGCAATGTTGAGCATGTCACAATTGAGGAACTCCTCAACCGGCTGAAGGCAGAGCAGTCAGCACAGGCCCAGGCGCTGGCTGAGGAAAAGGCAGCGCGTGAAGCGGCAGACACTGAACTGCTGGAGACGGTCCGGGAAATGAAATTTCCGCATGCACATGCAACAGAACATCTGGACCTGTTTGTTACAAACTACGTTTCACATGGTGACGGTGACTATTTCACCTGGACATATGACGACCATGCTTACCGGGTTCCGGAAGGAAGCGACACGAACCCCGGAACTGACCCCGAACATCCACTGAAAACATTTAAACGTGCACTGGATGTCATGGCAGAAAATGCTGCAGGTGCGTATATCCATATGATGGGCGATTTTAATAACGTACATTATCGTATGGGCTACCCTGTAATCAATGCAGCACAGATACATATCAGCGCTGACGGTGTTGTTACTGAAAGAGAAGGCAGACAGGAAAACAGTGCACCGGTACTAATCTGGGGCAGCACAGGAGCGGCCTGGACTCTGGCAATGTATGACAGTTATATACATATTAACGGCACTGAAACGGCACCACTAACGATTAAGATGGAGTGCAGAGCAACAGACAGCCAGGGTAATCCAATTACAAAAAATGCATACCTGGAAGCCGGTAAAATGTATGCATATTATGTTAACTTTGAACAGACAACTAATATGAGATTCGGTATTATTGGCGGATATGGGCAGTTTGATCACTGCACTTTTGATAAAACATTTGTATCATCCGGAAATGTGGTATATATGGCTTGCACATTCGCACCAAATGATAATAACCCGCAATCGACTTTCGCAATTCAGGCATATAATGGTGCGAATGTTACTTTCTCAAATCAGACATTCTTCACAGCACCGGCAACGTTTAATAATACAGACACATTCCTGAGTGCGTCTGCCGCTATTATTGACGTTAGAAACACAGCGCCATCCTTTACCGGCCTGAGCACTGGCGTGCTGATGAATCAGTCCTATTTCATCGGAAACAATACACGAATCAATTCATGGCTGAATCAGTCTGTACCTGCTGATATTTACGCAAGTGTCATTAACGGAATAATGTACTATCCAAATTCAAATACAACGATTTCAACAATCACACACGGCAAACTGCCAGTGATGAACATTGCAAACAACGATAATGCATATACGATTCCATATGCTCAGATGTATTATCCAAACGAGCGCGTTCATTTCAATGATCGTACCGTAATGGCTGGATTCGTGACATCTGGCGGATCAGAACTGAGGTTTACAATCCCTACACAAAAAATCCTTCCGACAGGTGCCAAAGTTGATTTCGAATCAATGAAATTGACTGTTAGAAGCGGTGCTGGAGGATATGTTATAAGCAGTGTAGAAATCGTAGGAAATGAACAGTATACAATTTGGTGCGCATATACAGCGACAGGGATCAATGTTCAGGTAAAAGACAACACTGGAGCGATTGCAACGAACAACTCCGCACTTGTTGTATGCGGAAACGGTTACTATACGGTCAAATATCCAGAATAATTTATTGATGCAACAGGCCCGGGCAACCGGGCTTTTGTTATGGGCAGGCGTCAGGAAGAACATGATCCGCGTATGAGTCATGCCTGGGTCGCGGACGGGTCGTACCTGGGTCATGTATGCTCGGTGAGT